AAAGATAAAATTAGAGCTAATGCTGAGGTATTATTTATATTTTATTTTTGTGATATTAAGTCTGATTATTTAATGATGCCTGAAGACAAACGAATAGAAGAACTTAAACATGATATAACAGAGTTGGGTCCTACTTGGGAAGTTGATAATTTAGTAAAAGATGCTATTGAATTATATAAAAAACTTAGTCAAACAGTAATTGAAAAACTATATGCACAATCATTACAATCTGCTTCAGATATAGGTGATTATTTAGAACATACAGCTGCATTGTTAGCTGAAAGAGATAATTATGGTAAACCTACAATAGATATTAGTAAGATTACAATGGCTGTTCAGAAAGTACCTAAATTAATGGCAGATTTAAAAGCTGCTTATAAAGAAGTTATTAAAGAACAGTTAGATAATGATAATAAGAAAAAAGGTAGTAAAAAGTTTAACACTTTTGAAGACGGTTTAATTGAAAGATAATATTATGATTGAATATAGTAAAGAAATAAAAATTGGTAAAGAATTAAAAACTAAACTGATGTCTGGTGTTAATAAATTAGCAAATGTTGTTGTATCTACATTAGGTCCTAATGGCAGTACTGTTATTATTGCAGATGGTTATGGAGAACCTTATATAACTAAAGATGGTGTATCTGTTTCTAATTATGTTAAACTATCAGATCCTATAGAAAATATAGCTGCTACATTATTAAAACAAGTAGCACAAAAGACTGTAGAAGAAGCTGGTGACGGAACTACTACATCTATTTGCTTAGCACAAGCTTTTATAAAGAAGGGTTTTGACTTATTAGAAGTTGGTGTACCATATAATACTTTAAAAGAATCATTAAATAGTTTAGAAGAAGAGATTATAGAAAAATTAATAGAGTCTTCTAAAGAATTAAAGAAACTTAATATTATAGATGTTGCTACTATCTCTGCAAATAATGATAAGAAGATTGGTAAATTAATACAGAAAGCTTATAACCATTCTGACATAGTTAAAGTAGAAGAAGGTAATAGTAGTGATGATGTTTTAATTACTATTAGTGGAATGGAACTTAAAACAGGATATATTGATAATGCTTTTGTTAATAAAGGAAGTGAACAAACTATTATATATGATGAACCATATGTAATGTTAATAAATGGTAAACTCACTAAACTAGAAGATATATCTAAGTTATTACTACAAATAAAAGAAAATCCTATAGTTATTGTTGCTGACTATTTCTCAGAAGAAATTATAAGTGTATTAAAAGATAATTATAATAGGAACGCATTAAAGGTTGCATTAGTTAAATCACCAGGATTTGCTGGACACAGAAAGAACCTAATGGAAGATTTAGCTATATATACAGATGCAGTTCTTCTAAATCCTAATACAAAATATACAGATTTAAAAGTATTAGGTAAATTAGAAAGTATCCATATAGGAAGAGATAAATCAATCTTTACTAGTAAACAAGATTTATCAGTTAAAAGATTACAAGATTTAAAGTCAACTTATAAAACATTAGAAGATGGTGGAGAAAAGACTTTAATGAATGAACGTATTGAAAATCTAATGGGTAAAATTGCTATCATAAAAGTAGGTGGTAATTCTGAACTTGAAATGAAAGAACGAAAGGATAGAATAGATGATGCTGTATTATCTGTACAGTGCGCTTTAGAGGAGGGTATTGTCGAAGGTGGAGGTGTAGCATTATTTAAAACTATTAGAAGCTTAGAAGAGCATATATATCCATTTGATGTATGTTTATTATCTCCATATAAAAAGATATTTGGAACTGATATATTAAATCCAGATATTAACATGTTTGAACAGAATATATTAGACCCATTAAAAGTTACTAGATGTGCATTACAAAATGCAGTATCTGTAGCTAAAACTATTTTAAGCACTGAAGCTATAGTATTAGATGAACGTTTATGGATATAAAATTCAATAGATTTCAAACACCTTTGACAGATGAGTTAAAAGCTTCTCTGCCATTGGAAGTTTGGAACGATGTATTAGAATATATTTCAACAGTAAAGTTTATACAAAATTTAATAGCACCAGAAGAAGAACGAGGTTTTATTAAAGACAGACCAGTATTAACATATAAGAATGATGATGGAGAGGAAGTTCCATATGAGGATGGTAGAAAGAAGATAGATATTACTAAACCACATATATTAGAGAATATGGATTTCTTTCGAGAGAGAGCCATATTTTTTGATAAGACTGGTAAGTATACTAATATAATTCCAAATGGTAACCCTAAATCTGAGTATGCACAATTCTGGAGAGATGAGTTATATAAATGGAAACATGGTTTAGTTAGAGATGATGGCGAATGGATTCCTGGTGAATTATATTTCTATTGGAACTATGCTCCTATATGGTTAGTAGAGAAAGCAGAAGGAACTAAAGGTAATAAGAAAGGTGAAAGGGTAAAGGAGTTTCCTAAACCATGGTCTGGAGATTACTTATTCTTTCATTATGTATTTGCTGCTAAAGAAGAAGGTAAACATGGAAAACTTTTAAAGACAAGGGGTGTTGGATTTAGTTTTAAAACTGGTTCGTGGAGTCCTAGAAATATGTATGTATATCCTGGAACTGGTAACCCAAATTTCCATCTAGCATCTGAGAAGACATTTTTATCTGGTGATAAAGGTATATGGGGTAAAGTATTAGATACATTAGACTGGATAGCTGATAATACACCATTACCTAGGATGAGGTTAGTGGATGGTAAGAGAGCTATGGAAGTCCAATTAGGGTATGAAGATGAGTATGGTGGTAGACATGGTTTATTATCATCTGTATTTGGTATATCCTTAAAAGATAATCCTGATAAAGCAAGGGGTGTTAGGGGTCCACTTATTCATTATGAAGAAGATGGTTTATTTCCTAATCTCGAGAAAGCTTGGAACGTAAATAGAAAAGCAGTGGAAGATGGGGGTGTAACCTTTGGGTTTATGCTTGCAGGTGGAACAGGTGGTACAGAAGGAGCTTCATTTGAAGGATCTGAAAAACTATTCTATAATCCTAGTGCATATAATATTTATGGTATAACAAATGTATATGATAAGAATACAAATGGAGAAACTGAATGTGGATTCTTTTGGGGGGCATATTTAAATAGACATAATTGTTATGATTCAGCTTCTGGAGAATCAAATGTCATAAAAGCTTTAATTGAAGTATGTAAAGATAGATACTTGGTTAAATATAGTTCATCCGATTCAAGAGCTATTACACAGAAAAAAGCTGAGGAATGTATAACTCCACAAGAAGCTGTAATGCGTACTGAAGGAACAGTATTTCCTGTATCAGATTTAAAAGAACATATAGAACAAATATCAGTAAGAAGAGAAGCTTTTCTTGCAGAACATTATGTAGGTGATTTAATATATAATTCAGATAATAGTATAAGTTGGAAACCAACTGCAGATAGATTCCCATTAAGAACTTATGATAGTGGAAGTGGTGATAGAACAGGTTGTTTAGAGATATTTGAAATGCCTCGTAGGACTGCAGATGGGTTAGTAATTCGTGGTAGATATATTGCAGGGATTGACCCTATTGATTCTGATACTGGTGGATCTTTATTTAGTATCTTAGTGATGGATACATTTACTGATAGAATTGTAGCAGAATATTCAGGTAGACCTAGAACAGCTAATCAAGCTTATGAAATTGCATTAAGAACATTAAAGTTTTATAATGCTGAGGCTAATTATGAGAGTAACTTAAAAGGTTTGTTTAGTTATTTTGATAAATCTAATAACTTACATTACTTAGCAGATGTTCCACAAATTCTAAAAGATATGGATATGGTAAAAGCTACTAATCTATATGGAAATAAAGCAAAAGGAACACATGCTAATGCACAAATAAATGCTTGGGGTAGATTACTACAAGCAGACTGGATGTTAACTAAAGCTCACGGTGATGATGATGATGAAAGATTAAATTTACATCGACTAAGAGGATTAGCTTATATAGAAGAATGTATTAAGTGGAATTCTGATGGTAACTTTGATAGGGTATCAGCAGGTATTATGTTATTTATATTAAGAGAAGATAGAGTTAAAAGAACTGCTTCTGCTAAATTAAATGATGGTAAACCAATTAAATCACTTTCTAATGACCCATTCTTTAGTAGAAATTTTAATAAAGGAATAGAAAAACCTAATATGGAGTTTACAAAAGAATAGCTATTAGTTACTGAAAAAAAAGATAAAGTTTTAAATTAACCACTTGTATTTAATGTTAAAATATATTATATTTACAGGTTTAAGAAATTAATATGGCAAAAATAAATAATTTAACGCTTCCTCCTCAAAGATTAGCTTATTCTAAAAAGAATAAAGATTGGAGGATAGATAATATAGATCATGCTGATAAACATTCGTTCTATCATAATGAATCTGTACGTAAAGATATTAAAAATAAAGTAATAAATCTTAATTTATATAATGGTATTGTAGATGTTAGAGATTTAACTGATGTAATTAATCCATTTCATATGGATGCATCATTTATTCCTGACAATATACCTCATCACCCTATATTAGTTCCTAAAATAGATTTACTAGTAGGTGAAGAAATTAAAAGACGATTTGATTGGAAAGTTATTGTAACTAATCAAGACGCAATAAGTAAAAAAGAAGAAGATAAAAAAGCTATTTTATTCCAACGAATTAGTGAATATTTACAAAGTAATTATCAAGAAGAAGAATTAAATGCCAAATTAAAGGAACTTGAAGATTATATGAAATATGATTGGCAAGATATTCGTGAAAAAATGGCTAATCAAATTCTTCGTCATTATTGGGCAGAACAAGAGTTTCAAAATAAATTTATATTAGGGTTTAAAGATGCTCTAATTATGGCAGAAGAAATATATCAAGTTGATATAGTTCATTCAGAACCTACATTAGATAAACTTAACCCTCTAAAAGTTCATGCAATTAGGTCTGGTAATTCAGATAGAATTGAAGATTCTTCTATAATTATATTAGAAGACCATTGGAGTCCTGGAAAGATTGTAGATTATTTTCACGATCAATTAAAACCTGAAGACATAGATTATATTATGGATTATACTACTACTAAGTCTGGTGGTAGTTATTCTGATGATGATCAGAATCATACTCTATTAAGAGATGGTGTTGGTTTAGGTTTTGATAGTTCTATGGATGCAATGTTTAATATTGCTGAAATCAATGGTCATTACTTTAGTTCTGACTTTACTGATGAGAATGGTAATATTAGAGTATTTAGAGTATATTGGAAATCATTAAAGAAAGTAAAAAAAGTAAAATACTATACTGAATTTGGTGAAGAAGAATCTAAAATAATGTCTGAAGAATATATCCCTAATAAGGATATGGGTGAAGAAGTAGAAGACTTATGGGTTAATGAATGGTGGGAAGGTACTAAAATTGGTAAAGAGATTTATCTTAATATGCGACCTAGACAAGTACAATATAATAAGATTAGTAATCCATCATATTGTCATCCAGGAATTATTGGACAAATATATAATACTAACCAAGGTAAAGCTGTATCATTAGTTGATAGATGTAAAAACTATCAATACTTATATGATGTATTATGGGATAGATTAAATAAAGCTATTGCTACAAACTATGGTAAAATATTTGAACTAGATTTAGCTAAAGTACCAGAGAACTGGGAAATAGATAAATGGTTACATTTTGCAGTAGTTAATAAGATTGCAGTTATAGATTCCTTTAAAGAAGGAAATCATGGTGCTGCTACTGGTAAATTAGCTGGTTCTATGAATACCCAAGGTGGTAGAGCAATTGATATGGAAACTGGTAATTATATCCAACAACATATACAATTACTTGAGTTCATTAAAATGGAAATGGGTGAGATTGCAGGAGTATCTGCACAACGTCAAGGACAAGTTTCAAGTAATGAAACTCTTGGTGGTGTTGAAAGATCTGTTAATCAATCATCTCATATTACAGAGTTTTGGTTTCATACACATGAACAAGTTAAATTAAGAGTATTAACTGCATTTTTAGAAACAGCTAAAGTAGCTCTTAAAGGTAACAATAAGAAAGTACAATATATTCTAGATGACCAGAGTATTGAAATGCTTAATATAGACGGTGAAGAATTCTCAGAAGCAGATTATGGTATGGTATGTACTAGTTCTAGTAAAACTGCAGAATTAGAACAAGCTATAAAACAATATGCACAAGCTTTCTTACAGAATGGTGGTTCAATGTCTACTATTATGGATATTTACTTTAGTCCTAGTTTATCTGATATGAAGAAAAAATTAGAGATTGCTGAAGAAAATGTTAATACTAGAAATGCTAAAGCTGCAGAAGATAATAATAAACTTGCACAACAAGCACAACTTGATACTAAAGAATTTGAAGATAAGAAATTATTATTACAAGATACTATTAGTATTAGAGAAAATGATACCAAAATATATATCGCAGAATTACAAGCATCTATGAAACAAAGTGAAGATGAAGGTATGGATGAAGATAATGATGGTATTAAAGATGAATTAGAAACATCTAAATTAGAATTATCTAGAGATCAAGCTAAAGCAGATAAACTTTTAAAAATTAGACAACTTGATGATTCTATGAAAATGCATAAAGATAAAATGGAACGTGAAGATAAAAAAATTGT